CGGGTCCTATCGCTTTCTTGAGTTGAACATGCGATCCATCATCCGCCTCGTTGGAGACGCCGGTTTCTTGAAGATGGTCTTTCCATCCAGATGGTCCACCTCATGCTGTATCACGGCGGCCTGCAGCCCGTCCGCGCGAACGACTTGAACCAAACCGTCGAGGTCATGGAACGAGACGGTTATCTCGGCGCTGCGCTTCATGGTCTTGAAGAGGCCCGGGCTCGATAGGCAGCCCTCGCTTATCGACATAGTCTCCTCAGATTTGTGAATGATGACCGGATTGATCATGACAATAGGATCGACGAGATGGATGACTATCACTCGTTTCAGCACGCCGACCTGCGGCGCGGCTATGCCGATTCCGTCGCCCCTTCGCATGGTGAGGTACATGTCCAGCACGAGCTGTTTGATCTCCTGATCGATAGCGCTGACTTTGTCGGAGCGACGGTGCAGTTTTTCGTTGGGCGCCAGGACTATTTCACGCCTATGCGCCGCGACCAAATCGTCGACGTAGACGACGTCATCGATCGTGTCCTGGCCATCAATTATGCCGAACAAACGCTCAATGTGACTCTTCGTGATCTTATCTTCTCTTTCAGACATTGAATTTCTCACTTTTGGTTATAACAATCTGGACACGCTCGGAACTCGAGTGATTAAAAATTCCATCTGGTCCGCCAGAATTTTTCTGTTCTGCAAGATGAGGACCTCGGCTCGATTGGGCCGATATGGTAGGAACAGCAGCGGCATGTTCGCCTGCTCCGGAGTTCTGTTGTCTTTATGCCGGTTGCAGCCCTCACACGCGGCCACCACGTTCTCCCATACGTTAGGCCCTCCCTTGGAGACCGGGACCACGTGGTCTCGAGTAAGCCTTTCCGTCGAAAAGCGCTGTCCGCAGTAGGCGCAAATTTGGCGATCGCGCTGAAACAGCGTTCTGTTAGTAAGCGAGACGTGGTTGGCGCGGTCCTGTTGGGGGCGACTGATCTTCCCCCTCAGGGCGATGATGGTGTTCATCGTTAAGGTAGACTGGCGACCCGTCATCCTGGATATTCCGCCGTATAGCGTCACGTTGACCTCACCTACACTCCAGGCGATAAGGTCCTTCGCGTAATACGTGGACGCCGCCTCGTGGTTGATCCATCGTTGAGGAGCTCCGGATGCGTCCAGCGCGAGGACTAACGGCATCTCACGTCGCACTTCGATCACCTCTGATTATTTTGTTAGGTCGCTATACTGAACCCCGGTCGGAGAGAACGTCGCCTTGCCGATGCACCCGCACGCCGGGATGTTGACGCGGTAGACCTTTCCTTCCCAAACGAAGTATGGCATCTTGGACGCTAGAACGGCGTTAGAGAAGAATTGATTGATGATCGCGTATCGCCGCTTGGCGTTTGGTGAAAAGAAGGTATTTTTTAGGGTGGGCGGTCCTGAGTTTAGGCTCATGTTGTTGCCTCTATACGATATGGTCTATTTAGTTAACCAGCTTGGCCTCGTTGAGGAGCTTGCAGGGAGCGGCCTTTACCGTTTCATCGGCCTCGTCTCGGCTATATCCTCGACGCTCCATTAAAGGTCAAAATGAAACCCCGTCGCCAGTGAGGACGCCATATTTAGCGGACATGGAGCGGTTTCCCCCTCCGCATCTCCTCGATGGCGATGCGCTCATCGGCCTGGCGCTTCGCGTCGCGCCTCTTGGCTCTCGCCAACGCGCGCTTTCTATTCTCCGCCGCGGACGTGAAGAACTCGTGTTCTCGCAGGTCCAGCATAATGTTATCTCGCTCTACCGCCTTCCTGAAGCGGCGGTACAGCGAGTTAAATCGTTCATCTGGATGGTTGAGTGAAACTCTTGCCATATCTCACTATCACTGCTGGTATTATTGATGAACTAATACACGACTAAAGATCGTGTATTTTTTCGCTTGACTACTATATAAAACTATTTCCAAACTCCCGCCTTTATCCGTGGAGTCCTCAAGCTTGACGTTCTCTGGATAACTAAGGGGCTTTCCATAGCTCCACGGCGTGCGGGTTCCATTTAAGCCTACGCTTAACTCTTAAATGGCGGATGGCGCCGGAATTGAACCAGAGGCCGGTATCGACGCACACGTCAAGTTACCGTTCAAGAACTTATTTATATAGCGGTCAAGCGAAAAAATACATGATCTTTAGTCGTGTATATGAATCGCTAACCTTGTTCTTCAATAAATATCATCAGGGTTTAAATATAATGTCTGGTTTGGGAACCAAGTCGGACTTTAAACAAAAACCGAAGGAGGCGCCGGTGAAGTCAGCTGGGTCTATGAGTTCGGAAAATACACGATCTTTAGTCGTGTATTAGTTCATTATCACCGATTGGCGCAAGGAGGATTTCTCGCGTCCTCTCGATATGATCCTTTGTTAACCCAACGCTAAACCGAGTCCTTATAAAGCTGAGAGCCGACGGGGGAGAGAGAAAGTTACCGCCACCGTCGACTATCGCGTAGCTCTCGAAGCGTCACCGCCTTATTAGGGATATCGCGGTCTAAGAATACCATCCTTATCCTAGTTATACTCCGTCCCGTTCTTTCTGGTCAGGTAGTCCTCGGACACCCACTTGAGGATAACGCGCCCCAGAGCTGGATGCCGCCTCTCAACCGCCGGCCTGATGACCACGCCCTCGCGGATGTTGTCGCCGCTCAGAGTGGTCTTGCCGTCCACCAGCCTCGCGACCTCGTCCATCAGGAACTTGCCGCGGTACAGGGTGGGCACCATCTCCACCTTGAGCCTTTCGCAAATGTCGGCGAGCTCGGGCGGGTTTAGGTACCGACCCTGCCCGCGGTATCCAACATAGACGTCGAACACCCTCAGCGCGATCTCCCCATCGCTCAAACCGTATGTCAGGTCCTGGACGCCGGATCCATAGACCTCGCCGAGGATGGTGACCGGGGACTGAACGTCCTTCAATCCGGCGACGATGTCCTCGACGTATCGGTTCATCGCCCGCATGTACACGTTGTTGGCGTTAGCCTCGTCGTGCTTCAAGAACAAGCCCTTGCTCGCCTGACCCTTGCTCGACACCGCCACGAACGCGGAGGTCTTGTCCGGTAAAGTCACCAGGCGATGCTCGGAGGCGTCGGTCGTCAGTATGTTCGGCAGAACCACGATCTGGATCTGCACGCCGTGGATCTTCTCGGTCACAAAGACCTCGTCCGCGTCGACGATAACGCCAGGCCAGCTCTTGATATTCTCGATGTCGTAGTTAACGCCAATTCTGGTTCCGGCGTTGTAGATCTCTCCAGCCAGGCACGTCGGGATCGGGGCCTCATACTTGGTGACGCCCAGCTCGCTCGCCACGTTGGCTCCCTCCACGACAAGCATTTTGTGGCCGTTGTTCAGCGCGATCACGCCGTTGGGGACGCTCAAGCGCCGAGACGACGACCGAAGAACCGGGACGCAGACGCCGAGCGAGAGCTCTTCGTGCAGCTTGATGGCCTTCACCCGATCGCCTCTCGGCCCGGCGAGCGTGCCGACGCCGCGCCTTTCATCCCAGAGCCCGCACTTCCTGAGCAGCCACTCTGGAACGACCGAGTTCTCGCCGATGTAGGCGACGAGATCTCCGGTCTGGAACTGGCCTTTCTTTACAACGACCTGCCACCCGTCAGGCGACCCAATGTTCCCCAGCTCAAGCCTGTCGGCTTTAGGGTGGGGCTTGATGAAGATCTTCTGAATCTTGACCTCAAAATTTGACATTTTCACTCCGGCTTATAAGATAAGTGCTAATTATAGATCGTCTGGATGATCCATTTTTAGCCGAGCTTATTATAACATGGTCGTCGGCCGACGTAAACGGCCTTCGATAAATAGATAAATACATAAAAATCTTTAAGGGAATCGCCAAACATGAAGATTGATGGACTACAACTCGTCGAGGGCGGCGTCGTCACGAACCTAGGGGTCGCCACCGGAACGACATTCCCGACCGGCCCAAGTAACCCGCCTAATGCGGGCGAACTCTTCTTTCAGACCGGCACTGTCAACAAGCTGTTTTATTACGACGGCACCAGCTGGCTTCAGGTTAGTGATACCACAACGAGTCTAGACCCGGACCTGGTCGCCATCGCCGCGCTGGCTGGGACGAGCGGCCTGCTGCGCAAGACCGCCCCGGACACCTGGACGCTGGACACCAACAGTTACCTCACCTCGAATCAAACGATCACGCTGTCCGGCGACGTCACGGGATCTGGAACGACGGCTATAACCGCCACCCTCGCAACCGTCACTCAGTCGACGGGCTCAAACTTCGTCAAGATAGACCTGGACACCAAGGGCCGAGTGATAGGAAACACCGCCGTCGTCAAGGCCGACTTGACCGCCTTGGGAGTCGCCGATAACTCCACGGTCGTTCACTTGGCCGGAGCGGAGACCATCACAGGAAACAAGACATTCTCTGGAACCGTGGTCGTTCCAGAGCCAACCGGATCAGCCCAGGCCGCCACGAAGAACTACACCGACACCATCACCATGGCGATGGCGATTGTATTCGGTTGATAAATATCATCTTGATTAATGGAGATAAACAATGGCATTCAGAAATGCTGCTATTTCATCGGTAGGAACAAGTCTTACCACGCTGTACACTTGCCCTGCCTCAACGGAGGCCGTGGTTCACGCCCTTTACCTGTCTAACAAGCACGCCACGGACACGATACAGGTCACGGTCCAGGTCACGCTGAACGGTGGAACGCCGGTAAACCTAATCTACAACGCCTCGATACTCGCCGGGCAAACGATGATATTCGACAAGCCAATCAACCTTCGCTTCGTCGGAGGCGGCACGGCCGACGTGATCAAGGTGCAGGCGAGCACCACGGCGGCGCTGGACGCGTTTGCCAGCATTCTAGAGACCGCCGCGTCGTAAGGGATAGAGAATGACTAAGGCGAAGGACCTAGCGTACTCTGGCCGATTCCCGGCTGGTTCTATAGAGAGAAAGAACCACATCATAAACGGGAACTTTGACGTTTGGCAGAGAGGAACCAGTCTCGCCGCCGCGACGGGGACTCGCTTTTTGGCGGACCGGTGGTTTACCGCGTCGGCGACATCGACCATCGCGCCGTCTCAGCAAGCGTTCGCCGCCGGCCAAACGGACGTTCCCGGAAATCCCCTGTACTTTCATCGCTCGGTCGTCGTGACTGGTGGCACCGCCGCGTCATACGCGCTGATGTCTCAGAAAATTGCCATGGTTCGGCTGTTATCCAATAACACCGTCACCGTTTCATTCTGGGCGAAGGCCGACACGACCAGAAAGTTATCAATCGAGCTGATACAAAATTTTGGCACCGGCGGCTCGCCTTCCACGCCGATTGAAGGTATTGGCGTAACCTCATTCGATCTTTCATCCTCGTGGCGGAAGTTTACGGCGACGATAGAGGTGCCAAACACCTATGGCAATACTTTAGGCACCGACATAATAAACTCTGGCACAAACCTGGTGTTTTGGTTTGATGCCGGCTCTAATTTTAATAGCCGTAGCTCAATAGGCAATCAGTCAGGCACGTTCGACATAGCGCAGGTTCAGTTAGAGATCGGCTTTGTGGCGACTGATTTTGAGACTCGGTTTTATGAAGAGGAACTTAGACTGTGCCAGAGATACTATCAGTCACACGCCAATTTGCTATTATCAAGTTACGGCGCGAGCCCGGACCTGGCATACGACGACTTTGTCTTGCCGGTGTCATTGAGACCATCAACAACGGCGGCGCCGTGGCCGTCCATAACCGTCACGGCAAACACATTCGTGCAGTGCTCTACACTCGTAATAAACAATTCGAGTACGGACCACGTGGCCGTGCGAGTTACTATGACCTCGGCCACGGCCGTGCCTGTCAGGTGTGACTTCAACTTGGTTATAGACGCGGAGATATGATGACTAAGGCAAAAGACACCGCCTATATCGGGAATTTTCCAAAGACCCTACCAGCGGTTGGCAAGAATTATCTTATTAACGGTGGGTTTAACATTTGGCAGAGAGGTCTTACGTTTACGAACCCAGCGTCCGCAACTCGAACCGCCGACCGGTGGGTCATATACTTTGACGGAACCGGTGGGTCAAGGACTATTCTTGCCCAGCAATTAGACACCGGGTTAGATAACTCGGTTTACTATTTTCAATGGCAGCAGCCCACCAACGAGACCGGAAATACGTATAGGACTCTGGCTCAGAGCATAGAGAACGTTCGGACATTGGCTGGCAAGACGGTCACGGTGAGCTTCAGCACCAACTGTTCAGCGGCCGGACTAAGCGTTCACGTCGGGTTTCAGCAGAATTTTGGCACCGGCGGCTCACCTTCCGCCAATGTCAACATAGCTGAGCAAGCCGTTACGACGACGACCAACATAAAGAGGCATGAACTAACGTTCAACATTCCGACCCTGGCCGGCAAAACAATAGGAACAAACGAGGACAGTAGACTTGTCTTCTACTTTGGACTGCCTGCAGGCGTGACGTTCTCATTTTTGAACTTCTGGGACATAAAGATCGAGGAAGGTCCAGTCGCGACGGCGTTTGAGTCGCGAAGTTTGGGCGAAGAGCTGGCGCTGTGCCAGAGGTACTATCAAACGTTGGGCACTCAAGGTAGCGGCTTAATAATAGGGGCGTTCAACGGCGCGAATAACTTTCAGTACAAGAACTTTCCGCTCGTCGTTCCAATGAGGGCAACCCCAACGGTGGCCATCACCGCCGTGTTTTACAATAACGCGAGCGACGCCACATGTTTTGCATTGGGACCGGACTCTCTTAGAGCGTACTCAAAAACGACGTCGACAGGTTCATCATGGACGGCATTGAGTATAACTGCCGAGGCGGAGTACTATTGACATGACTAAGGCGGCAAATAACGCTTTCAACGCCAACGTTGGACAAGCTAGGTCTAGACATAAGAACCTTCTGATAAACGGCAATTTCGACGTCTGGCAGAGAGGGTCCTCGATATCCTTGACGAACCAGACGAAATATCTGGCGGACCGGTGGGTGAACGCGTGCTCTGGCGCCGCGGCGGCGGCGAATATTTCAGCGCAATCATTTACCGTCGGCCAAACGGACGTTCCAGATGAGCCAACGTTCTTTCATAGAACTCAAGTTACGAACGCTGGCGGCGCCACCACTGATTATGTCCGAACCTCTCAGGCGGTTGAGGACGTCACTAGGACCGCCGGCAAAACACTTACGCTGTCATTCTACGCAAAGGCGAACGCGCCGCTATATCTCGGTATCGACGCCGAGCGGGTGTTATCAGGATATAACGTATCGGGTCTAATATCAACTAAGGTCCCACTAACAACAAGCTGGCAGAAGTTCATCATAACATTTGACGTTCCTACGCTGACCGGAACCTCTCTGTCGGCAAATAATTACTTGCGCATAGACTTTTGGTATTCCTCCGGCTCGGCCTTTTTCGCCAGTAACGGCGGCGTTGGATTTCAAACCGGGACATTCGACATAGCGCGCGTTCAGTTAGAGGAAGGCTCAGAGGCGACGGGGTTTGAGTTTAGGCACTTTCAAGAAGAGCTGGCGCTGTGCCAGAGATACTTCCAAAAGTACTTGTTTGTCATTATCAGTGAGTATAATGTCGCCGGCGGAACTAACTATAACGGAATGGTGTTTCAGAACACGATGAGGGCCACGCCGACCGTGACGTATTCAAATCAGTCTAATAGTAATGGCGGAACGATTTCAACGAACAGTGTCTCGCCGACGCAAATAAGAATACAGGCGGTTCAACCGGCGGCGGGCAACTCATGGTCTCAGGCCACAATCGAACTAGACGCGGAACTCTAACAAGCCATAAATATGGTAAACGAATAGTGGAGAAGCAATGTCATATCTCGGAAAATTGACCGACAGGGTCTCACGAAACACATACACGTACACCGCTACGTCAGGACAGACGACGTTCTCGGCGACGTACACTCCGGGAAACGTTGACGTCTATCAGAACGGCGTGAAGCTGGTGAACGGCCAGGACTTTACCGCGACGAACGGAACTAGCGTGGTCTTAACGACCGGAGCGGTGGTGAACGACGTCGTGGAGATCGTCGGGTACACGGCGGTGGGGTTGACCAACACCTACACGAAAGGCGAGGTCGACGGTAACTTCGTTCGATCGGACGTCAACCAGCGCAAGAACTACCTCATCAACGGCAAGTTTAATATCTGGCAACGCGCGATAACTCAAACCAGCAGCGGCTATGGATCTGACGACAGGTGGAACAACTCCCACGTTGGGTCCACGAAGACACATTCTCAGCAGGCGTTCACCGTAGGTCAGACAGACGTTTCTGGAAACCCAACGTACTATAGTAGAACCGTTGTTACGTCGGTCGCCGGCGCCGGTAATTATGTCAACAAGTTTCAACCCATAGAAGACGTCATTAATAGCTCTGGGAGGACGTTTACTCTGTCTTTCTACGCCAAGGCAGACGGCAACAAGAACATCGCGGTGGAGTTTAAGCAAAATTTTGGTTCTGGAGGAAGTCCAGAGGTGACCGGCGACTCTATAACCGGCGGCGTGAAGACCTTCACGCTGACGTCGTCCTGGCAGAAGTTTACGGCTACGGTCACTTTTCCCTCCGTATCCGGCAAGACGCTAGGATCCAATAATTATTTTGCCGTCACGTTTTGGTTCGACGCCGGCTCGTCGTTCAACTCTCGCACTAACTTACTCGGCCAACAGTCAGGCACATTTGATATCGCCCAAGTTCAGTTAGAGGAAGGTTCTCTCGCGTCCAGCTTCGAGTATAGGACCACCGCTGAAGAGCTGGCGCTGTGTCAGAGATACTATCAGATATACCCGAACGTGTTGGTCTCTGGTTATAACTCAGCTAGCGGAACCGTTTACAATGACTTTTTATTTTCAACGCCGATGCGGGTGGTTCCGTCACCCACGTACTCATCGATAACGTACAGTAACGCGTCGGGCTATAACACTAACGCTATGTATACGACGCACATGAGGTTGTCAATACAGATAACCGCGACCGGCGCGGGGTACGGAATTGCGACCGTCGAGCTGACAGCGGAGCTATAAGGAGAAAACATGTCATATTTAGGACAAGAGCAGGCGTCAACGTATCGTTCCGAGAAGAGTTTTACGGCTTCCTCTGGTCAGACGACGTTCAGCGTTAACTACACGGTAGGCGCCGTTGAGGTCTATCGAAACGGCATCAAGTTGCAACCGACGGTCGATTTCACGGCGACGGACGGCGCCACGGTGGTGTTGTCGTCCGGCTGCGCGACAGGAGATAGCGTTGATATCGTGACGATGAACGGGTTCAGTCTGGCGAACGTTTACAGTAGGGCGGAGTCAGATAATCAGTTTGTTCTTAGAATGGAGCAAAAAACTAAGAACGCTATCATAAACGGGAACTTTGATATCTGGCAGAGGGGAACGACGTTCGCAAATCCAATAACCGGCTCCTACACGGCCGACCGATGGATGATCGAGTTCAATGGATCCGGCGGGACGAGAACCATCTCTAGACAACAGTTTTTGACCGTTATAGACGAAACCGGTGACTACTTTTTTCAATGGCAGCAGACGGCTAATGAAGTCGGGAACACGTTTAGGTTCTTAACGCAAAAAATTGAAAACGTAAGAACGTTTTCAGGAAAATACGTCACTGTAAGCTTTTACTCAAACACGCCATCAACGTTCTCATGCGCCGTAGATTTAGTGCAGTTCTTTGGAACGGGTGGTTCCCCGTCGGCGACAGTATTTGTTACGCCACAAAGTTTCACAACGACCACCGCCGTGACGAAGTTTTCGCTGACCTTCTTGGTGCCGAGCATATCCGGCAAGACGATCGGCTCAAACAACGATGATTACCTGTCGCTTAGGTTCTCACTTCCAGCAAACACAACCTTTGCTTATTTCAACCTGTTCAACGTCCAGCTCGAGGAAGGGCAATTCGCCTCACCGTTTGAATATCGTACCCCTCAACAAGAGTTGGCGTTATGCCAGCGGTACTTCTATCGGGCACAGCAACCGCCGCTGCGCGGCGTTGTCGTTACCGCCTCCGTTGCGAATCGGCTGGCCATGCCACATCCGGTTCCGATGAGGACCGTGCCTACCGCGACGATGGGTGGAAATTTGCCAATTTATGACGGCGCCGCTACAACTACCGTGAACGCCATAACGGCGCAGCATAACACGGCATCGACCCTGGAAATTGACGTGTCTTTATCCGCTGGCTTGACCATCGGCAGGCCGGCGATAGTCTATCAGGCCGGCACGGCGTATCTTGATGTATCGGCGGAACTCTAATGTCAAGCGCTCAAACTCTCGCTGATTTTGGTTCTGGTCTCTACGAGAATTTTAGGCGCAAGAACCTTCTGATAAACGGTGGGTTTGGCGTATGGCAACGCGCGACAACTCAGACGAGTAATGGAATAGGTTCGGATGATAGATGGGTAAATTCTCATAACGGTTCCACTAAAACGCATAGTCAACAGGCGTTCACGCAGGGTCAGGCTACCGTTCCTTATAATCCAAAATACTTCAGCAGAACTGTTGTGACCTCTGTTGCGGGCGCTGGTAACTATGTTATAAAATACCAGAACATTGAGGGTGTTCTGCAGAGCTCTAACACGACATACACGTTATCGTTCTACGCTAAGGCGGACGCCGATAAGTATATGGCGGTGTCGTTTGACTAGCATTTCGGAACAACCGGTAATGTTCCGGTGGATTATGTAGAGGGCACGATAAGCAATGGTTGCGCTAAGAAGGTGTTGTTGGGCACTAATTGGCAATACTACACGATGACGGTTACAATGCCGTCATGCGCCGGTAAGACGATTGGAACCGACAATAATGATAGGTTCTTGGCGGTGTTTTGGTTTGACGCCGGCTCAAATTTTAACGATAGGACCGCGTCTTTGGGTCAGCAGTCAGGCACGTTCGACATAACGCAGGTTCAGTTAGAGGAAGGGCCGTTCGCGACGCCGTTTGAGCGAAGACCGATTGTCAATGAGCTAAAGCTATGCCAGAGGTATTTCCAGAAGAGTTATCAGATGGCGTCACCGCCAGGGACAGTGACACAAACTGGACAAATTACCACTCAGCGTGTTTCGTCCTCACCCAGTTTCAATGGCGGGTTGACGTCGGTATCAAATCTCATGACGATGAGGGTTGCGCCGACGATCACGCTGTATAACCCAAGCTCCGGTGCGTCAAACTCAATCAGACTAAACGGAACGACTGATGTCGCGTCGGGAGCGTTTACGTGGTCTTACAACACGAGTAATTTTACGTTCGTAAACAATATCGGCGCGTCGAACGTTGGCGACTATTTAACGGCACAATATACGGCGGACGCTGAACTATGACGGACATTCAAGACTTCATAAAGTTCTCCTCGGAGAGAAAGTTAATCAGGGGTAAGAACCTTCTGATAAACGGCAATTTCGACGTTTGGCAAAGGGGCACCGCCGACTTCGTAAATCCCGCCGATGCCGTAACCGCGGACCAGTGGAGAGTTCAGAGAGTCGGTTCGACCGTCACGGTTTCTCAACAGTCTTTCGCGATGGGACAGACCGACGTTCCGAACAATCCCAGCCACTTTTTGAGAATGGTCGTGACGGCTGGAGCCGGCGTGAACGACGTGGTACAGTTAAAGAACCGGATAGAGGGCGTCGCGACGTTTTCAGGCGAGACGGTGACATTGACGTTTTGGGCGAAGGCAAACGCGCCAAAGAACATGGCGGTAGAGTTTGCGCAGTCTTTTGGAACCGGCGGAAGCTCTGATGTTTTTAGCATCGGGGTTACGACGGTCGCGCTGACGACGGCATGGACGCAATACACGATAACGGTCGCGATACCCTCGGTTTTAGGTAAGACGATTGGAACCGACGGCAGTGACTATCTACAAGTTTGCTTTTTCCCCGACGCGGGGGCTAGTTATAATGCCAGAACTAACTCATTGGGCCATCAGTCAGGCACGTTTGACATCGCGCAGGTTCAGGTTGAGCGCGGCGTCGTGGCGTCTCATTTTGAGGTTACGATGTACACCGAAGAGCTGATGCGGTGTCAAAGATATTTCGAGAGGATTAGATTGCTTGTTCAAAAACAAACACGTCGCCCTCGTTTGGTGGTGGAGTGGTGCACACGAACTGGGTTGTTAGAAAAAGAGCGACGCCGTCGTACACGATTTATGCCATGAACGGCACCGTCAACGCCGTCACGGTCAACGGAACAACGACCGTCAGTAGCTCGACAATCAATGCCGCGGTGAACGAAACCATGATTACCGCCTGGAATGGTACAGCGCTGACCAGCACTGGAGATCGTTTTGAATGTGACGTTTACGCGAGCGCAGAGCTATGAGTAGAGCAAACACGGTGGCGGATTTCGCGAGTAACTCGCTAAACATACCGAAATACAAGAACCTGATAATCAACGGCAACTTTGATATTTGGCAGAGGGCACTATCGCAGACCAGCCTCGGATATAAGTCAGCCGATAGATGGCGTACGGCTACAACCGGATTGACGCAGCCGGCGCCGACGGTCACTAGACAGGATTTCGCCTTTGGCCAAGGTGAAGTTCCGAATAATCCAAGATACTATTCAAGGGTTGTTTTTGCCGGAGTTGTTGAGGCAAACGGAGCGGTGACGTATGGAACTAACTTTGAGGATATTTGGGTTTCATCAGGCGCGACGATGACACTTTCTTTTTGGGCGAGGGCGACGACGAACATAACCATAGCCGCTGACTTATTTCAAAGTTTTGGAACCGGCGGTAGTCCATCGAACAACGTCAATATCATCAAATATTGCGCCCTCACTCCAAGTTGGCAAAAGTTCACGCACACCGCAACACTGCCATCGCTGTCTGGGAAAACACTTGGGACCAATAACAACTCACATCTAGGCGCCCAATTTTGGTTAACTGCCGGCAACGGGTTTGGGCCGCTGGCCTTACCAACACAGTCAGGAACCGTCGATTTTGCCCAAGTTCAACTAGAGGAGGGTAATATCGCTACGGACTTTGAGATCAGGAATATCGCCGACGAGTTAGAGTTATGTCAGAGATACTTTGAGAAATCATACTCACCTAATGACGTGTTAGGAACTATAACCTCAATCGGGGCGTTCCACGTCGTTAGAGAACACTCATCTGCAGCTTTTGCAAATTCGAGACCAAATACCCAAAGATTTAAGGTTTATAAAAGAATAACGCCAAGCATGACGGTTTACTCACCGGCGACCGGCGCGATAAATAACGTTCGAGCGGTCATAGGGTTAGCCGCCCCGGCGGATGTTAATTACAGCATAGGGCCAGGTTTAACCGTCGCCGCCGACGGTTTTACAAATTGGAATTATGGACTACTAACAACGTTAGGTGATTATTTGGTCTATCACTGGGCGGCAGACGCAGAAATTTACTAGGAGAAAATAAATGGCAGAATATAAGTTACTGAGAACTGGCGATGGCGTTCAGCGTCTTTCCGATGGCGCGTTCATCCCAAACGCCCCGGGCAATAGGGATTGGACCGAGTACCAGGAATGGCTGGCTCGCGGCGGGGTTCCAGATGAGGCGGAAACCCTGGAGGAGAAGAGGGCCCGGCGCATCATAGAAATCAAGGCGAAGGCGTCTCAGGTCATCTTGATGTCGTTCCCAGAGTGGAAGCAGCGCAATATGACCGCGAGGGCAATCGAGCTGACGCATATGTCGACCCTCGCGCCCCTAACCCCGGCGTACCAGGACGAGCTCGACGACCTCATTAGCAAATGGCAGTGGGTCAAGTCTATTAGAGACGCGTCGAATGTGGCCGAGGCGGCTGTTATGGTTTCGACCGATCCTGATTCGGTCGCGTTCGATCCCGCACCCCATGCCTGATAGACGGTGATTAAAAACCTAATGTAAGGGTTCCTTCGGGAACCCTTATTTTATGGCGCTACCGTCAATGACCGTCAGCGTCTTGTCGTTGAGTATAATAGCGTAATTGATATAGCCAATCCCGCCTTTAGTCTGCGCAACCTTTAGCGCCATCGCGTCATCACTCGCCACGATTTTTGGGACGGGGTTGCCCATGAGCTTGGCGTTGTCGAGCATCTCGGCGTATCTGAATGGAGTCATGTTCAGCACGTTCCGGACAAAGTCTTGATGCTCGATTGATTGCGGATGCTTGATGAACGGCACGACCGGCTCGCCGTTCGACCAGCGAGTCTTATGCCCGGTGAATATTAGCTGAATCGTATGGCGATCGATCAGGATTATTTTATCCGGATTGTTTGAATGGACGACAATGTCGGATCCGCCATTTATCCGAGTCGCCACGGCCATCCATAGCAACAATACAATTGCGATCCGTCGCATTACTTTCTCTGGGTCTTTGCGCTTATCTGCTGGTACATCTGCGAGAGCGAAGCGTCGAGATCCTGAACGTGCTTGGAGATCTCCTCTAGATCCTTCTTGAGCGCGTCGGCGTTCGCTATTTGCTCTTTCTTTATCTCTCCGAGGTCGGCGCGGTATAACGCCATCTCCTTCACGACCTGGGCCTGAAAGTTGTCAAAGGTTATTTTCTGGTTGTCTATCGAGCGGTTGAGATTGATCCAGGCCCCCACGACGGCGGCGATGACGCCGGCAATAGTGACGAGTTCCTTTAACGTGAAGGTTATCTGGCGCTCGTATTGATCATAATGCTGGTAAAGATTTTCACGACGGCGTTCCGGGCCGGTATATTCCGACTCGTCGGTAGCGTATCTGTCATAATTTCCACCTCGCCGCATCGTCTCTCATTCCAAAGCTAAACCAATGAACGATATTATTTATATAGTAGTTAAGCGAAAAAATACACGATCTTTAGTCGTGCATTAGTTCATATCTTGATGAAATCCTTAAAGTCTAGCTCATACATCACGCTGTCTACGTCGTGAACTCCAATAAGATAAAGGACGTAGCTCGACACAGAGCTCCCGCGTCCGACGCCCCAGGGAATCCCGCGTTCGGAGAGGGTGTCTACGATGAAACACAGCGTTCTCAGAAAGTCCATCAGTTCAAGGCGCTTGAGGAGCGACATCTCGAATCGAACTCGATCAATCCTCGCTGATATCTCGTCGTCATCGAGGTCCACTTGATCGGCGAGCGCGTTCCAGACTCGCTCGGTGACGTTCAGCGTTTTGTATCGCTCAGGAATCTTCCACTCTAGATCCGGCTCAGCGACCTCTCCCTTTTTTGAGATGCGCTTGCTCTCCTCGACGAACCGGTTGAACTGGTCAATTTCACTGGTTATGCGATCTACGAAGAATCGCACGCCCGGGTGTTTGAGGGAAAACTCCTCGGCGAGCTCCGCCTTGACCTCAATGGTCCCGTCGAAATAGAGAATCCTTCGACCGAGCGACGTTCTATTCGAAGAAGCTACGGAAGGATCCGTTACTGGTGTCAATGTCGGGTGTTTTAAGTTTTCCATCTGGACCTGGCAATAGGCTCTGAGGGACCTGAACTGGCGGCATCAGCGGGGCCGCGAAGGCCGTCTCGCCGGCGAACTCGGTTCGCATTGGCTGCTCTAGAAAGGTCTGTTGCCCGGGGACAACCCCCCTTCCGCCCTGCGGCGAGCTCTCAACCGGTCGAGGGGACTCGACGATCATGTCAATCTTAGACCGAATTAGGCGCCACTGCTCGGCCGTTGGGACCCACTCGGCCGGCTGCATTTCCTCAACGCCGCCCAGCCACGCCCTAAATTCAGCCAGGCTCACCGGCCCCACTTTTGGTTTCCGTCCGGCCTTTTTGGCCGGCACGGCCACCTTGCTTTTTTCTGTCGTCATAGTTTCACTCTCCATTCTTGGTTTTTTCTGCCGGGTCGTAATACGTGGTGACATTCCGTTTCGGTCTCGTTTTGACTTGGGAAAGCGCTTCACTGAGTCGCCCACGCTTGTTGTCTCATATCAGGTCGCCGGCGAAGGAATTTTTGAAGTACTTCGTGTAGGTGTCAAACGGCGAGATGTTGATCCAGGCGTGCTCGGATATCGGGTGGCATAGCATTTGGTGCTTCTGGAGCGCCGGCGTGATGTTCTTGAAGTCCTCGAAGTAGTTTGACACCAGCACTGGTTGCGGGACGAATGTCTTCATCCGCTGCCCGTACGTGAAGGCGTAGAAATTGGCTCCTGGAATCTCCCGACCAATCTCCGCGACGTCGAGACACGATGTCTCATCGGAGACGATGAGGATGTTCCAGTCCGCCGGAACGATGATCCCCGCGTTATCGCCGACTCGAATCTCAAGCGACTTGCACGAGATCTCCTCGATGACCTGCAGCGGCACCGGCGTGAAGTCCATCATGTTGAGGTCGAGCACCCAGAAGTAATCCGCCATGACCGTGTTGTCGATGTCGTCAAGAACCGCCGGCCGGTAGTTTTCGTCGAATATTAGCATAGTTCGCTCAAATCTCGTTCAATGACTCGGTAGGGATACCGCTGCTCTGTATAGTATCCAATGCGGTCCCTCATGTGTTTTTGACCATATTTAAGGTCTGAGCAGTAATCTCTGATGTAGACAAAGTCCTTGTCGTGGGCCTTTCTCAGCCCTCGCCCAATCGCCTGGATGGTCTTGATGAATGACTTGCCAAAGTCCAACAGGCAGAAGTTGAATATCCTCGCGATGTCCAAACCAACCGCGGCGATGTGCATCGTCGCGATGACCACGATGTGGTCCTCTGTCTGGAACAGCTTGTAGACTCTCTCTCGCTCCTTCACGTCATCGCCCCCGTAGACGAATATGGCCCCATCGATCATCTGGGCCAACTTCTTGCCGACCTCGACGCCGTTGACCAGACAGAGGACGTTTCCCTTCTCCTTCTGAGAGAGGCCATAAATCTCATCTGCGATATATTTTAACCGCTTTTGGTCCTTTTGTAAATAATTTTTTTCCGCCTGCCAGTCAGGAAAGTACGAGCGCTTGAACTGCTTGTAGGTCGGCCGCGGAGTTGGGTTAAACTTTTCGATGAACTTCTGGTGGTCGGCTCTCATGTCGGGCTTGACCTGAACGACGTCTATCTGCAGGCTCGCCAGCCATCCGTCCTCGATTAGCTCCGCCGACTTATAGGTGAACCGCACCGGCCCCAGAGACGCCTTGATGGACATGCAGTCCGTTTTATCCTTTGGCAGCGTACCAGTCATGCCAAACCGATGGGCGATGTGGGCACAGTGCTCGTTGAGCAGCTTGGCGATCACGTTAGCCTTAGCCTGATGACAGTTCGACACTATAATGCCATTGGCCACGTAGTTATGGTTATCCTGAACATGAAGGTTGTATACGTCTCCATCGTATTCTACCTCCTCAATCTTCACTATCTTTGGCACGGGCGATACCTTCTTTTATTTGTTTGGACCTGACTTCAGGATCATATCGATCACTCTGGTAGTATTTGAGACCTCGCTCAGCTAACTTTCGCAATATCTCGTCGCGTCTTTCTTTCGGCATATTCTGTTGGAATGCCTTGACTTTAGTGGATATTTTTCGACCCATCTCGGTCTTTTCTTGAGCCGTTTTTGATGACATCGTCGCTCGCCATCGCTCGTTTCTCAACTCGATTCTTTCGGCTTTACTAAGCATGCAGTTTCCAAGTTCTGCGTGCCGCCGGTAAGCGCTTTCTTTCTCAAATCGCTTTTGACACCTTTCACATTGAAACCGAGTTTTAGGTGGCTTTACGATTATAGTTTTGGGCCGCTTGGGAGCTTTTGGCGTATACGCGCATCGTTCTATATGTTTGATAAACGCCTTAGGTTTCTGAAAAATTTGACGGCATCTTACACAACAACCAGAAACCTTTGGCGTTACTTCTGGTAGCTTGCACCGATGATATTCTCTTTTTAGAACTCGACGGCATACAATACAACTTCGTTCATTGCCCAGCTCTCTGATTTTCAAATTTAGCTTCTTACTTTCCGCTTGTTTCAGTCTTGACAGCTGTCTTTTATCCTCACTTTTACTATAATAAGAGTATCTCCATTTGTCAACTCGAGATCGTCGTTTTTCTGTACTTTCGTTTGCTCTAGATGCCCTGATGTTTTTTGAAGCGGCTTCCGCTGTCTTTATTCGAAGCACTTCAAACATTCTGGCTGTTATCCTTATTCCTATTCGATCCTGGCGTGGGTTATTGGCAGAAACCATCATCGCAGCGCCAAACCACTGATTGCCGCCAACCGCCTTTGCTAGTATCCAATGAGCTATGAAGTGCTCTCTGGCGCTAACTCTCAGTTTGTTCCAGTCTTCATCTCGAAACTCAGTAAACAACGATTGCGGCAGAATATGGTGAATTTCGGTATATCCATTTCTGGTTCTTACTTTGCAGCTCTCGATAAAGTGAACGTACCGAGTTAGTTGTCGCCTATCAAACTTGATATCCTTAGTCTCAAATAGCGCCAAAAATTCATCAACACTCTGATACATAAACCAGATCTCTAACGCAAGCCGCTTATCAGTTCCGGCGTGTCTTGTATCGTCACGAGCTCATCCTCTTCTGATAGCTCATCGGCTCGTTTCCATCCATCTTGCGTTAGGACTGGATGATTGCCGGTAATGTTAATGACTGATCCGTTGTCTAAGGTAAGTCTCAATCGTTTTTCCCTCAAGCTTCTGAGCATGTTCTTGAACACTTTCACCACCGGCTTGAACTCAAATACGCTCTCATCTTCATTTAGGGTTAGAACCATATCGCCAGGAACTATTTGGCATATTGGCTTCTCGCCATCGGGCGTCGTGATTAAAGTTTCTGGAAACACACACTCATCTACGATAACGACCTGGTAGTCACTGAGCAGGGCCGTCGCGTTTTGAAGGGACTGCCAAGTCGAGATGACGTGCATGTGAGCGAGGTCCTTTTCTTCGCCGTAGTATATGCCGGTGTCTACGCCGCAGTCGATGAAGCTCTTTCGCGTTTGACGGACCAGCGTCTTGTCCGGAACGATGACGATGCATCGAAGGCCTAGCTTACCGTAGACGTCGGCCAGAACGGCGCAGGTGTAGGTTTTCCCGGCCCCCGTTCCGGCTATGGCGATTCCCGAGCCAGCGTCAAACAGGGCGTTGGCCATGTCGACCTGGTGCCTCTCGAGGATGATAGGCTTTCC